ATGTACCAGCTTGAAGAAGAAAAAAAGTCGGGCCTCTTAACGCGTGAAGAATTTTGGCTTCGTGCAAAAGAAGCAATGCAAACAATAGAAGAGGACATGTAATGTTTAGTAACGAAAACCCCTTGGCGTTAGGGGAAGAACTACGCCGCATCTGCCGCATCATGGGGCGCAAAGATATAAAAACCGTTTTCACAGGTGACGGTGCGTCAACAAATGGCAGAACAATCAAACTGCCAGCGCTACCCCTAGATGCAAAGATGACACTTGAAGAGCAGTCAGTGTATCGCGGCTACCAAATACATGAGGTAGCCCACGTACGATACACGAACATGGACTTGTGGAACACAACCGTAGTTACCGCAGACCAACGTCTGATTGCTACGTGGAACTGCTTGGAAGATGGCTTAATAGAACGCAGAAGCGTGGAGCGTAAAGACTACAGCAGTTTCGTTCGCCACATGTCTACACTCATGGACATTGTGATCGGTCGCAACAACCAAGAGATAGCGGTTTTCGGTAGGGGTCAGGAGCTTTGGCAAACAGAACTACCTTACGCAACTCTTCAAATATCACGCATGCATTACGGCAACAGGTCAGAAGAGCTACGCAAGTATGTGTTCGGTCTGCCCGAAGAGTTGGGACGAACTGCTGAGAGATGGGAAAGGCGTTTGCGTAAGTGCGTCAGTACGGAAGAAACACTAGAGCTTGCGAAGAAGATGGTCGAGTTCATCAACCAAGCAGAGGACGACAAGAAAACACAAGACGCGCAAGATAAAAATTCACAGGAGAGCAAAGATCATGCCGATCAAAACCAAAATAATGATGGAGGACAACCTCACAGCGGAGCAGAAGACAGAAGCTCTGGATCAGGGGAAGCAAACGCTGATGCAAGTGATGGGAACGATACTGGAAGCGATGATAGAGATGACAGAGCTAAACAGGATGAGCAAGTCGGGCAACGTGGAACATGTTCAAGCGATGGTGTCAACGATGGCGGAAATGTTCCCGACATTCGAGCTGGAAATGATGGCGGACGTGACGAAAAAAGCGGAGACAGAAGCGGAGCTGCTGAACAAAATGATCAGGTCAGCAATCAAGGTCAAGCCCATAGTGGACGGGATGAGCCAGGCGGAAAAAGCGACGATGCATTAGGCGGTTGGCAACCCAATGTTGACGAACTACGCGATGCAGTAAATGGCATAGCGAAGGGCAAACCAAGCGACCATCAGCTACGCACGATTGACACAGACGACAGCGCGTTTGAACTAAGCCCCTTGTATCAGTGCTTGCAGGACTTCTTGGACAAGTCGACCCATAAGCATTGGAGACAATACAAGTATAAGCCAAGGCTCGCAAAGGAAGTATCAGAAGAGCTAGCCAGAACTACTACTCTGAATGTTAAACACATATCCAAGTGTATGCGTATATCTAGGTTGCTTCTCGCAAGAGAGGACAAGCGCAAGACATCAGGTATGCTCCAAGGTCGAGTGGACAGAAGACGCCTAGCATCTTTGATTGCTGGACGCAAAGACGTATTCAGCAAGACAACCACAATGCGTACACGAAAAACGCTTGTCAGCGTTGTGATGGATGCATCCTCTTCAATGCATTCAGCGCCCACGATGAAGCTGGGATTTGCTCTCAATGAGATCTTGTCTCGCAGTGGTATAGACTATGAGTTCAGTGCATGGAGTAGCAACGGAAACGTGATACTCAAGCACCCCAACGAGAGGATGGGTGACGTTCGCAAGAAGATTGCACAATACGGAATATTTAGACGTGGCAACACGCCCATGTCTTCCGCGATGAACACATCAGGTCTTCGTATATCGCAGCAAAACTATGAGCGTAAGATCATGCTCTTCATCACGGACATGCAGCCTAACTCTGGACACAGGGATCACATGCCCTTGGCTTGCAGGTCACTTGAAGCGCAAGGCGTGGAAGTGGTTGGCATCGGCATAGGTTCCAAGGCAAATCTGTCGGACGACATGTTTACCCACGTCATCGTATCGTTGGACATGAACGAAGCATGCGATGTCATCCTCGACAAGCTAGAACAGCTCCTCATGTCAAGGGAGTTTATGGATGTTGCCTAGCTTTAAATACGGAGTGCAGCCAACAACGAGAAAGGAATGGTTGCCCCTGTGGGAACAGCGTTCTCTCTCGTTCTGGTGGCATGTGAGTTACGTGGTTCGTCACAGGCATGTGCGCCACACCGATCATCAAAAAATAAAAGAGATTTGCGCGGAGATAGACGCAGCATTTCCACGCATGAAGGAGCAGAAAGATGTCATTCGTAAGCCTAAGCGCAGGTACGCCCCTAGTTTGTCTAGCCTTGAACTTGTATCACGAAGCACGTTCGGAAGGAGTGAAAGGCCAGCTCGCCGTAGCAGAAGTTACGTTAAACAGAGTGCAATCTACGAACTACCCGAACACAGTCTGCGAAGTCGTGAAACAGACGAGCAAGAACGGCTGTCAATTCAGTTGGTATTGCGATGGCAAAAGTGACCGGCCCAAAGATGTTACGTCTTGGGATCAAGCAATACATGTTGCGCGGTACGCGCTCATGGATGGAGTAACGCTGCGCTCCACGAAAGGCAGCACTCACTATCACGCTGACTATGTTCGTCCGTACTGGGCGGCAAGCTATCGCAAGGTTGCGAAGATTGGTCGGCACATTTTTTATAGGAGCAAGACATGAGTAAGGAAGAAAACCAGTTCGATACAGTAGACAAATTCGTTTCAGACAAACAGTGCGATTGCCCACAGGAGCAGGCATTCATTTCCTTTGGCGAAGACTTAACCAAAGATGAAATAATCAACGCATGTCAAACAGTAATGAGCTTTGAAACCCTCAATGATGTGGACAGGTTCGTGTTCGACATGAACGTGCGCTTTTCGAAACGAAACAACATGGGCGGCAGAGAAATCGTCATCACCGTGGGAGATGATACAAACTATTTAGCAATTCCCGAAGGGTGGACGCCTTCGCAAAGCAAGGAGGACGCGTGATGGAGATTTTGGGAGAACTGGACATAGTTTGGGATGCGCTTCACGCATATCGTGAAGATTTAATTCCCGAAGGTGACGAGCAGTACGACGAAATATGGGACGACATATGCACAGCGATGGCGTGGATAGAGGAGAGATTAGCATGAACGAGCAGAGATTAGGAGAGCTGATGCTTGAGATCGAAAGAACTTACGCACGGACACCGAACCCAAGTGGATCGGGGATGCTTCGGCCTCCCCTTCCCTGCGATGTCGTTAGAAAGCGGAAAGATGATGCGGCAGATTATGAACGCAGTCAACGGTACATCCGTAGAAAAAACGTGTTCGATCAGATCATCAGGCATTACGATGATGATGAAGTGTTCGACTGTTTGGATGTAAGTCATGCTATTTACCTGCACCAAAACGCAGCAGCCAACTATCTCAATCGCATGGTGCTGGAAGGATACCTAATCAAACAGCCCAAGCCTGACCCAAAGCAATCCAGTCTGTACAAAAAGACTGGCAAGCAACTATCGTCGTTTGACCTTATCGGGAACAGTAAATCATGGACGTGATTGAGTACGTCAGGCGTGACCTTTGCGTTGCGTCTGATGTTCCCTGCATAGCTGTCGAAGAGGACGGTTATGTTAGGGCAGCAATGAGTGCGAAGCTTAGTGACGCAGACCTATTGGTTTGCGGCATGCTTCTTGCGCTTCGTAATGAGGAGTGGAAAGCGAAAGTAATTGAACGCGCTCGTAGTCACTTCGATGGTATTGAAGATAACATTGAGCGCGTTCGCAAGATCATGGAACTCTCGCAGCGTGAGAAGGCTTGACCTTCTCGCGCTTTCTCTTGGCTATGCTTCGCATTGCCATAGCATTTTGTCTTCTTTGATTTGGATTTACTGGCTTAATTTTTAATCCAAATTCTTTTTTACAGTCCAAAGGTTGTCTCGTCATACCAGCCGACTATCCGAGAGTTGCGTGTAAGAGTTGATGAGGCGAGTAGCCGTATATAATGCGAGTGAAGGGTACTCCAGAGATGTCTCCTTTTATAAAAGACGCGGCTATGATGTTCTCCGCGAACATGTCTGTGAGTTCGTCTTCTAGCCTGCACATGAACATTGCTTCTTCCTTGCTGCCCACAGTAGTTGTGCCAGCCATGTCGGAATAGCACATCAGGACAGTGGCAGGGTTGTCCTCAAGTATAGCAAGTATCACTTCACGCAATTCGGGTTTATCTAAAGACTTGTAGTCTACGTACTCGTAGTGCTGCGAAGGATTTGCAATCATAACTTTTAGTTGCTCGACTGACGAAGCACTGGTTGTCGGTTCGTTGTTCTGTTCATTGTTGTTATCGTGTGTGTTTTCCATAAGTCTTACCTTAGTTGTTTGCCAAGGTGGCAAATCAAAGACGGTATAGATACGTCTATGACCTGCCCCTTGGGTATTTAAGTAAAACTTTAGACCAATAAATTTGCTAACTTTAGCTAATCCAATTCCAAAGAGGAACTCGACATGGCTGCGTGGGTTAGCTAAGTCTTTGTTTCTAAGTGTAAAACGAAAGACGTATAAAGATACTTTGTCTAAAGCTTGCCAATCGCCAGTTGGTGATCAGCCAGTTGAGTTGACACGTATCTCATAGTCATGTCAAGCGATGCGTGTCCCATGAGATCCTTGATAACGACGACTGGTACGCCCTCTCTACCAAGTTTTGTGCCGAACCTGTGTCGTATTGAGTACAGTGTGTTGGTAAAGTTTCCTTCAACTGCGTTAGCTTTTTTTCGAGCTTCCTTCCAACAATATTGTAGCCCAGCTAGGCTAACGTCATTGAAAACAAGATCACTCTTTCTCTTGTTAGTAGTAGGTGAAAGAAGTTTAAAAACATTTTCGTGGATTGGTAGCGTCCGAGGTCGAACTCCACCGTTTCCCTTGATGCTAATAAGTTTGACCAGTTTATTATCGTAGTCGATCTGACCGTAGGTTAGCTTGAATGCTTCCGAAGGTCTGCACCCTGTGTACTTCATAAAAGTTAGTACGGGGATAAAACGACTGTCGATTTTTTCCATGATGTCTTCAAGTGCGCTGTCCTCAATAGCGCATGCATTGCTTTCCTCTTCACTGGGTCTACTGATCTTTGGTTTCTTGCAGTACTCAGCAGCGTGTGCATAATTCAGTATCGCAGTTAAAACTGCTAGATAAGCACGAACTGAATTGTTAGTTAGGTTTGCACAACGCTCGTTTATGTAGCGGTCTACGGTTGCATCAGTTATTTCCTTCACTGGCATGTGTCGGAAGTAGCTTCTTAAATTCTCCACCTTTAAGATATGGCTACGACTGTTTCCAGTGCGACGAGACAACATGTACTCGTCGGCTACATCACAAAAGGCTATCGTATTTTTACCGTTAGACTTCCATTCGTAAGTGCCATTGATAATGGCAAGCTCGACTTCGGATTTCTTTAGATTGGCAAGCTGCTTGTCGGATGTGTGGGTACTCTCACGTATCCTGCGACCTGCCATTGTTCCTTCCAGTTGGAAGTTCTTTCCTTTCTTAGTTAATGTAAGCATGTCCTTTTCTCTCTGTTAAAGTTGAAGTTTATGTTGAATGGGGCGGGGCAATCGGGGAGAAGGCTGGAACCCAGCCCCCTGCTACCCAATCGGATTGAATTTTTCCGAGGCGTTTCTTCGTGCTAAAAATCATGGCTCTAAGTAGGGTTGAATTAGCAAGATATGCGTAGTTGTAGCCTAATGCTCCACCCTGTCTGTGTTTGTTATAATCCATTTTTCGCTTCCTCTCAGATTATCGTTACTGAGTTTCGTTATTGTTTTGGTTAAACTCTTTTAGGCTTGTACAGTTGATAGTAAGCATCATCTTGGCTGTCTGTGGATGACAGCGATGCTCCCCAGTCGGGGGGGAAACCACCAGAATAACGAGTGTAGTCTTCTTTAGGCATCAGGTTCATTATTTCCTGACCAAGCATTGCGGCTTGTCCTCTCGTCTTTACTCCGAAGCGGTCACATACTTTTTTAACGTGCATCTTTACTGTGCTTTCTGTGACCGCCATTAAATCTGACATGTCTTTGTTCTGCCACCCTTGGATCAGCAGTTGTAATGCTGCGTGTTGGCGTGGCGACATGTCTCTCATTACCCCTACTTGGCTAGCATTAAGTTGGAGTGGTTGCTCCACTTTTGCTGGCTGCGCAGTGGGGTTTGTTGCTGTAATGTTTGTCACTAAGTTAATTAGGACATCCACCTTCGCTTCCAGCCTCGCAATTTCTAGGGCCAAATTTATATTACTCATAAAAGTTGTTTCCTCGTTGTTAAGATTCTTACCTTCTTGTCGGTTAGTATTACTAAAGTTGCTTATTCGCATTCTATTTGTCAAGGTAGTCCTCCAAAGTTTTTTATAAGTTGCTATTTATACTAACTTTTTATAGTCTTTCAAAACGCCTTTTAGCTTTTTCACCGACAAGTTTTGGTGACATATATTTTATTAGAGGTTCATAAAAGTGGTCAAGAAAAAAATGACAAATGTAAAACAATACCATAACGTCATAGACGAAGTGACGGATCAGTACATAGATGTAGTAGAAAACGGTCTTGTTAGGGGCAAGAAGGTGGACATGATACTCACAGCCGAGATGGTCAAGCCGATACTCATGGCAGTCGTCCAGTTAAGAAACGATAATATAAAGTTGTGTGAAGTTGGTTTGGAGTTGGCTGAAATAATAGCAACTTTGGAAGAAGAGAAGAAAAAAGCTGACCTTACGTCAATGAGCTTTGTCTAAGTAGTATCTTGTTCAGAAACGTCTGTGCATGTGGACATGATTACGGCGTTGAGATTGGGCTTGCTTCGTTCTAAAAGTGCGTGGAGCTGTACTCGTGATCCGTTGCAGAGATCCCAACTTGCATAAAGCATTTGGTCGCTGGCTACTTTAAAGGCTCCAAGCCCATCGAACATCACAAGTACTATTACCCACATCAATCAACTCCGCAAATTCTCTCATGTGTTTCGTTGTGTATCATCACATCAACGAGAAGTTCTTTGTCTTCGCGCATCAAGAGGTCGATGCTATCAGAGCCAGTGAAGTATATTGGTGAGGCGACATCGCAGTAGGTGTCAGCCGTTATCTTTGCGCAACCACTTGTTAGCACGGTCAGCAAGGCTAGTGTCATTAAGCTCAGAAATTTCATCGTCTACATCCTTTGCTGTTCGCATGTTGTCGATCAGCTTCTTGTCTAGTTTACGTTTAATTTTATCTTGGCCGCGTGCGATACCAGAGGAATAAATTCCAAGAACGCCGAGTACGAAGGCCGCGCAGATAAGCGCGTAAAGTTGTATCCGTACCATGTACTATCTCCAACCCTCTGCCCAAGACTTAACGCGCTCGCGCATAATGTAGATGCCGAGCAAGATAGTTAGTCCGCAGAAGCCAAGTATTAAGTATTGTGCGTACTGATCCATGCCGCCGAGTACGGATGCTGCCGAACCAGCCGATGCGGCTACGGATACGGCGGATGCCTTTACGGTTTTGGATTGCACAGGATTTTTACGGACGGGTTTGTTAGCGTTTGTTTCGGTGATTGTTTGACCGGCCATCCATCGTGCTACGTTGAATGAGGGGCAGGCTTTATTCGAAAACTCGTTATGTCCGTGTACGGTTGTGCTTCTTCCGTAATCTTTTTTTAGTTCGCCTATCAGTTGCCATAGTGATGCGAGTTGGTCAGCAGTATAATGTTCAAGGGCGCGGTCTGTTGCATCGCCACCGAACCCACCGAGAAGGCAGATGCCAATGCTATCAGCGTTATTTCCTTTGGAGTGAGCGCCAGCAATTTCGACAGGACGACCGTCTGCAACCATACCAGTTTGGGAGATGATAAAATGATACCCGATGTCGTTGAAATTTCTTTCTTCTGTATGCCACCGTTTAATTTCTTTGACGCGCTCATCTATGCTATCGTTTTCCATCCAATCAGGGCGCGTTGCCGAGCAGTGGATGATAATGCGTTTGATCTTTCTCATAGTTGGAACACCTCGCGTACCGTTTGATCTTGAGCTTGCTGCGTAAAGTCGCTTGGTTTTACTTTAAGGGTCTTGGTAGATACGGTCGTCCCTTCGCGTGCTAAAATCATATTGATGTCGAGTGCTACGAATATGAATACTCCTGTGTAGTTCTGCATCGAATGCAGGGCGAAGTTATATTTCTTAATCGTATGGTGTGCGCTGTGAAGAAGTGGGTACGAAGCGGTCTTAACTTGCACTGCAAAGAATTGATCTGATGGTGTCTTAACCCAGAGGTCATCGCTCTTTATGTCTACGTGTGATGTTCGTATGTCATAGCTTTCTAGTACGCTTGCGGCAAACAGTTCTCCTTGTCTACCTATGTATATATTTCGGTTCACTTGCGCAGGGATTGTTCAATGCTGTCGAGCTTGGCGAAGATGGCTCTTACAGTTTCGCGCATCTCCTTTATCTCCCTGTCGTTTGACATTCGGTAGGATGATAGCTCGCTCTTGATTACGGCAATGTCCGTATTGTGTTTCTGTTGGCGCATGTAGATGTACCAAACGAATGCTGAGATAGGGGCTACTACCCAGCGCATGATCTCGTTAATGTGGTCAAGCATTAGGAAAATATTCCTTTGTTTTCTATCGACCATCGGATCAGGAAGTACATCAGTCCGACGAACAAAAAACCTGTTACCGTCCAACTCAGACCGTTGATGATTGCCATCCGAGCCGCTTCCTTTTCTTCTGCTTCGTGCTTCTTACGGACGCGTTCCTTACCTTGCCAGTTTACCCAATCAGCGTAGAGGCCAGGTCTTCCGTACAACTGCATGATCGACTTTATTTCTTTTTTTTGCTGTTCGATTTTTTCTAGCTGCATGAACTCGTCGATACCGTCTGCGGATTTGCCGAAGGCTTTGCGCCAGATGCTTTTTTCTTTTGACTTTCCTTGTGCTTTTAGTGCTTCTTCGGCGTTCATAATCTTTCCGAGTGCGCCTGCCATGTCGGCAATTTCTTTGCCGTTCTCCGTAAACTTTTTTACGGTTGCAAACGCAGCGTTAGCCGCGCTGACTAGAGCGAGTGTCTCAGCTAACAAGATTATTCTCCCATAGAGTATTATTAGTATGAGAGTGAAATTAAGGTTACTGTTGCAGTCTAATCATCGGTCATTCGTTAGTCGTCCTTCTCGGTCATCCCCCCAAAGGGGATGATCCGTTACTCGTCAGCCATGCCCGATAGAATTCTATGAAGTCTTTAAGTCTAAGGACGCACAGACTATTCTCCATAGTCTCACGATTACGGCGCGTGATTACGATGGGAGTTTCCTTGAGCTTTCTCTTGCCCATATTGCGTTCCGACTGTGCGACTGCATCACGGAAGTTGAGGCGTTCGACGCGCTTGGCCTCTACGAACAAACCTTCGGTGTTGATTAGGTCTGCACCGCCGCTTTGACCAATAGTTCCGCCGCCCGATAAAGGCGCTCTCGCACAGATGTCTTGCCCATACACTGTGTCGTTGAGGTACTTTGCGAGTTCGCGTTCGTAGTTGTCGCCTTTGTTTTTTTGAGGAGTAGTCATACGATACCTTCTAAGTTTGGGAGTGAGATTGGCTTCGGCTCGTCGGTACGGACGCGGCATTGACTGTCACGCGATGTACATCTACCGCACTTGTACTGAAATTTTGGACGAGACTTCTTGCAGCCGCAGCTTATGCATGCTCGGCTCCAAGTTTTTTCTTGTATTTTGAACTGGTATTTTGCGCCCTCAAAATACTGCAAATCGTATCTCATAAGTATGCGCTTGATTGTATCTACGCAGCAGTCGTACTTGCTTGCTAGTGAGCGTAGAGAAAATGTCTGGTGATTATCTGTTAGCCAGTTTATGTCTTCTTGTGACAAACTTAGCTTTCTGCCCATAGGAACCCCTAGATGTTGTGTCAAGATGGCAGTTACATACAACTAACATAAATAATAAGCAAACTATTATTAGTCTTGGGGGTTTACTTTCCTGACAAACAGGCCTAAAATCGCGGTGCGATTAAGCGAATTTAGAGCTTAACCGAAAACCCTTATGGGTTTACGGTCGATGATCGGATAACGATTAGAGATAAGCCGCGATTTCGTGAGGTTGCATTGTTGTTTCCTTACCTCCCAAGCCGCATCTCAATCGTGCGGCTACTGGCCGACTACGCAGGTTTTTGTTTCCTCCCCACGTAGTCGGCTTTTTTTATTTGGAAGCCAGTAATCCTTGAACATGCTTGAGAGAACGTATCGGCATAGTCCATTTTCTTATTACGCTGAGAGGTTTGACCCCACCAATTCTGTTTTGGATCTCAGCATCAGTAAGCGCAGGGCGCATGTTTCCTTGCGCGTCTTCCCAATCGTCAGCCCAGCTAGTAACCCGTTGCTTCGTTGACTTCTGGGCTACTACTCGCATGTCCTCTGTATCGTTTGACGCAAATCCGATTTGATGCACAGGCTCATGCACGTCTGTCCACTCTCTTGTTTTTCCGTACCGCGCTTCGATTACCATCTGTAATCTCTCGCCTGTCTCAAGACCTCTTCCAAGATTTTCCCAGATGTCAGGGCTGTGGATAGCGGCACGGACTTGCGCTGTCTCTTCGTCAGCGAACACTTGCGTAATCTTGATCTGGGTTTCGAGCGCGGATAACTGGTTAGATGATCCAGCTTCACGCCCAGATACAGAACCTTCTTGTGGCTTGTTGCTGTGGTGCAGCATCACTACGCTGATACGATTGTTACGCAGTTGCATAGCCATCGAATTTATAAGCGACCACTCTTCCGAATTGTTCTCAGAAAGTCCAAGATAGGCCGAACGTATGGTGTCGATCACGACTACATCTGGCTTGCATGCGTTAATCCAAGTCTGCATCTTATCGACGCCAGCCTTCGTCTTGAGGTTCATGTCTTCGGTGTCATCGAACGGACACCAGAGCATAAAGTTTTCCCCTGCGTCACCATACATTTTTTTGGCTTGAGACAGAAAAGAGATCACGTTGCTACGAGAGTTTTCGTGGTCGAGATAAAGAACTCTTGGACGAGCGTTGATGTCCCAAGGCCCAAACTTGCGCTGGCCTGCGGCTGCTGCGTACAAAGCGTGTCTAGTTATCATCGACTTGCCATGTCCAGAAAATCCGTGGACTTGTACGATTGTTCCTGACTTGACCAGCCAAGGTTCGATGAAGAATTCTTTCTGTCCATCCTCTGCCGAAAGTCTGTCGATGTCTCCTGTCGTGATAGGCTTGATGCTTTTCGTGGTCGGCACATCATCCTTCTGAACTGCTGGCTCTAAGTCTGGATGATTACGATCATCCGTTGCACTGACACGCTCGCACATCTGCCAAACTTTTTGGTGGTCAATGTTGTTTTGAAAAAACGTATCCATAAACAGACAGGCGTTGTCGAATAGTTCGTCACCCCTCAGACCTTTCACACCTTCCTTCTGCGCGGCGGCTTCCGAGATGCACAGCCACAGGCGGTGATCCCTACCGTTCTCTCCACCATCGGGCAACTTATGTCCTAGATCGTTTATCTTTTCCTGCGTTTCTTCCCAGATTGTTTTGACCTTATACATAGAGAGGTCAGTACCTTCGAACACGAAGGGTTTGTTCGGATCAATGCTCACGACATTTGAGTGCGTGAATTTTTGCGGAAGCCACGCTGGCATGTCGTCTACGTCTGCACCTGAGCCAATCTTCCATTCGTAGTTGTTTGAAGGCGGTGCTATGACGTAGCCCTTGCTTCCACGAAAGTCTAATCCGTCAACCTTGGGCCAGTCTACACCGTTTGCGCTACTGCCCACTGCATTTTTATGCCAGTCGAAATCACCGTGTTCGAAATAGAAGTGGTGGCCTCGCTTAGTTTTGACTGCTATCGGCGTGTGAGTGATGCCCAGATCGGCGGCTTGCTTCATTGCCTCTGGGCTATCACAGTCCACGACTACTAAGTTGGTTAGTCTTGATGTAACCAATGCTATCTTTGCATCGGGCCATTGCGTCCACCAGTTAATCACTTCTTCTTCTGTTGGCAGAACAGAGTTATCGACGTAGTGGCCCCATTTTACAGACGGTGCTTTCTCCCCCTCTCTTATAGGTATCGGTAGCCAGCCTCGGTCTAAGTATTCAAGTGCTGCGTTTAACAGCAAATCCTTTTTGTCCATGTTTTTTTATTTCCTCTTTTTTTGTAAAGTAGTTGTCGATTTTTATTTGGGGGTACGCCTTCTTGATGAGGCTTATGTAATCTGAACTTAGGAAGTCCCGTCTCAGCCATCCATAAGGTATTGATTTCTCTATGCTTAGTTTGTTGCTGATCTCTCGGCATCCTCCCAAATCTTCGACCAGTTGCTCAATATTTAACTTCATTTAACTTTCTTTCGTTTTGCTCTTGACTGTCTTACGTTTGCGTATTAACTAACTTACACAACTAAAGCAACAGTTAAAAGCGACTTTGACGCTGCAAATGGAGGAAAAATGAATATAAATACTGGTCACGCAAGCAACTACCGCATCAACTTAAATAAAGAGTCCAGGCTCTCTGATAACGCTGAAAGACTAGCGGATCTTATGAAAAGGTCTGACGTACTAAAAGAAGAGATCGTCGATCTAAAAGAGATTGTACTCTCTGATCTCCCAGAGGATTTTGAGGAGCATATAATATCCATCGCGGTTGATACTGATTTGGTTGTTAAGACCCCCCAAAAATACGACTGGGATAAAGAGCGACTTGCAGAAATCGTCGGAGCCTCTGAGATAGACGAATACAAAGATGTCGTCACCAACGCCTTATCCATAGCGAAGCGCGATTTCGACAGAGCGACAGCAGAAGTAAGAGCAGTCCTGTCAGAAGCCCTCACAATTAAACGAGGCACTACAACATTTAAGGTAACTAGCAATGGTTAAACTACCGGAACCCTTTTCGACAAGGGACACAATGGCGAGCATGCGAGCATTGCTCGTAGGACACAGTGGGGTTGGCAAGTCAACCAACCTCGCTAACATGGAAAAGGCATACGGCAAGGGTCTGATCCTATCAGGCGAGAAGGGGTTAAGCTCCATCGCTGATATGGACATTGATGCGTATGAGTTTACCGCCTACGAAACAGAAACGTATGATGTGGTTGATGACGAAGGCAATAAGTCTCGTCGCCGCCACATCCGCTTCCGTGATCTAATGAATTACTGCAACTCGGCTGACTTTAAATCTAAGTACAAGTGGATCGGTATTGACAGCATGACTGCGCTTTCCAGTTTGATTATGGAAGAGTGCAAGGCTCAGTTTACAGGATGGGATGTATTTTCTCAGTATCAGTCGCGTCTGCACAATTATGAAGATTGGGTAAGGAGCTTAGATGTTCCGTCCCTTACCATCTGCCTTGCGGCAGAGGAAACTAACGACAATGGGTCAACCGAATATTGGCCCATGCTAGATCAGAAAAAAGTTCAGAAAAACTTCGGAGCCAACTTTGATTTTGTATTCTGCTTAGTTCGTAAAACGTCTGAGCAAGACAACAAGATGGTAGTGAGCCGGTATCTAATCACAGACAACGTGAAAGGCTGGCACGGAAAGGTTCGTGATCCAAAGCGTGTACTTCGTCCTGTCGAGAACGAGAGCGATGTAACATTATTAATGAAGCGAGTAACAGAAATGAAAGGACAGATGAATAATGAGTGAGTTTAGATTTGATGGACAAGCGTTACCAGAAATTGATGCGAGTGGAATGGCTCCTATCTTCAATGCAGGGCGACATGACGTAACAATCACCGAGAGCAAAGTGAACGTAAAGTCTAACACGGACGTACAGATCGAATTGAAATACGCAAACTCTGATGGTCAAATCCGTCAGTGGATTACATGGGTATCTGACACGCCTGATTATCAGAAGTGGGGAAGAGAAAGATTTGCTAAGATTTTAAACTCTTTGGGTATGGACAGCAAAGTTACGCCGCCCATCGAAACAATCCGTGGAATTCCTTTGACGATCAATGTCGTAAACAAGATCAGCAAGAAAGATGGTCAAGCGAGGGACGAAGTAAACTACACGATGCCGATAAAATCTACGGAGTTGAAAGCCGCAGACAGCCAAGCACCAGATGCAGGTAAGCCACTTGATGACGAGATACCTTTTTGAACCAAGCTGACGAAATCGTTAGAAAGATTAATGAGGGCTTCGCTGCGGAACACCGTGGCGAGGCCCGAAGTTATATTGGGGCTTCAATGGCTGGCACGGACTGTACCGCAAAGATGCAGTTGTCCCTTCGGGGCTTTCCCGAAGACACAATAGACCCACAGCTTCTCAGAATATTTCGTGACGGACACCGCATCGAAACGATGGTGGTCAAAGACCTCAAACAAAAAGCTGATCTACTTGTCTACGAAAAGGACGAGTGGACTGGCAAGCAGTTTCGGTACGAATGGTTGGGCGGTCATGTCGTCTGTAATACGGACGGAATGGTAGATTTTGAGGATGGGTCGGATCGGCTGATACTCGAAATTAAATCTATGAATGATGCCAACTTCAAAAAGTTCAAGCGTCATGGAGTAAAGGCTTCACATCGCCACTACTATCGTCAGATGACAATGATGATGTCTATGTCTGGAATAAAGCGTAGCTTCTTTGTTTCTTATTGTAAAAATAATTCCGAGTACCACGCTGAGATTGTCGATTACGATGAAGAAGAATGGTTGGGCATGTTCTCGTTAATCCAAGCCGCGCTGGACGGTAGGGCTGACAGGATTGCGAGTACCGATAACGACTACAGATGTAAGGGATGCTTCAAGAGAAGCGCGTGTTGGAACGTACCGAAGGTAGACCCAAAGTGCAGATTTTGCGAACATGCCTCACCGTCAAAGGATGGAGATTGGCTCTGTAATTTAGATGGAAGTAAGGCTGTAACGCCTTGCGATAAATATAAATTATTGAGGCCGACATGATTACATTACTTAACCAAAAATCAGAACTCTCACAGGAAATCGTGCGCAAGGAAGGTGACATAGATAGTCTCATAACTCGCATAGAAGAGATCAAAGAACGGATAGATAGTCAGATAGATATGCCTGAGTATTTGGAGCAATTTCACAACGACTTGCACAAAGCAAAAATGAAATTACGGTTCGAAAAAAATAGGGTAACAAGCCTGCGTTGCGAACTGATCGAAGTAGAAAACGAGATAACAAAATTAGATTACGTTCAAAGATAAAGGATAAAAAATGACGACTTTTAACCATGAAGCGCTTAAAAAAACACGCAGACTTTTAAGACTAAAGCAATGCGAAGTAGCAGAACGCTTAAAGATGACACAATCTCTACTGTCGAAGTGGGAGAGTGGAGTGATCCCTAACCCAAGCTCAAAAAAATTATCGGAGATAGCGGAATTATACGGCTGTGATGTCGGTGATTTTTTCATTCCTTCAAAAAGATCTAAAAAACCGTTGGTTGAGAAACCAAAAGAAGTTAATAAGGCACTTCAAATAGACATTAATATCTATCATCATATAGTAGCTTCAGAATGAGTGCGTACGAAACGCAAGTCGATGGAGATCACTACCGCAAGTATGTGATACAGCCGACAGAGTTTATCATTCGTAACCAAATACCGTTTGCCGAAGCTAACGTAATTAAATACGTTGTGCGCTGGCGTGATAAAGGTGGGCTATCCGACTTGCGAAAAGCCCAACACTATCTTGACATGCTCATAGAGCTAGAGACTAAAGATCAAGATCAAGGTTAAGCCCAAGGCCAGAGCTACCGCCGCTTTTCCTAGAGCTTGGCCCAACGACAGCGTTCTTTAGTGGTTCTTTTATAGATGGCATCTGACCTGCAAACGGAACCAACCCAAACGCTGCTTCAAACATATCACGCTCTTTGTAGTTTGTACTTTCTCCGTTTAATACGATGTCCGTAAATCTGTCTTGAATGCCACCTAGTACACGAACTCCTCTAAATCCTAACGATGGGGATGGCCCTGCTATCGCACTGAGTGAGCGTATTTGTCCGTAAGCTCCGTTGTCTGCGTTATGAGATATGTCAATCAAAGTCTCTCCTATAAATCCAAGACCGCCAGAAAGCATAATACCATCGTGATAAATACCAAGTAATTTATCTGCGTCCATGCCAAGACTATTGGAAAGTTTTTCCATTTGCCTTTCCATGCTTGGGTAAGAGGCTGTGAGCCTTCTATCTCTTATCTTATGCTCGTCGTTATCTTCACCGCCGCGACCTTGCACAACATCTTTTACGGAAGCTGATCCAGCGCCGAACGCTGGCATTACCGTAGCCATATAAACAAGAGGCTTCCAGTTACCGTCCTTGGCCTTACGGATGTTACGTCCACCAAGACGGGCCATCATCATCGGGAATGATTTAAGCTGGTAGAAAATTGCACCGATGGGTGTCTGACCCCACAAATGAAGGTCGTTGGGGTTTGGAGTAAAGATAGCTTGGTTAGTAAACTTGATTACGGATGAAGCAACTCTGTCATACATCTCATCAGTCTGACCAGTGCTGTTAGACTTCATTACTTTTTCAATCATTTTAGATTTAGGATCTGCAAAATCTGATAGTCCGTAGTCAGCGAGTATTTGTTTTGCAATTCTACCCTTACGTTCCGTAGGATAATTCTGCGCTATTTTCTGCTGCGCTTTAAAGTGTTCGAAGCCCGTAGCCGCAGCCATGTCACGCATTGTATCTGTCCACGGAGTAAGCAAAGACATGTTAAAGAAACCGGAACTAAACTGAGTAGCATCAACACCGAACGCAGTTGTCATACGTTGGTGAACAATATTCTCTACCGCAGCTCCGATACCTCGTACCATTTCTTTGTACTCGGGGGTTCCGCTAACCATACTTGCGATACCCTTCATGCTGCTTTTAAAGTCACCGCTATTAACCAGAGGTAACACCAAATCGCCCAGAGAAGTAAGCGTTGTAAAAGACAAGAGGGTTACGCCGTTTATTGCACGGAGCCACTTCGATGTAACTTTTCCGTCATACAACCTACCGCCACCGTTTATGGGCTGGCGTTGCATAGCATCAAATGATCCTTGCGCATGACGCAAATTGTCTACGGAAGGAAGTTCCGTAAATCCTTTTGTGTCTACGAGAGCATTGGCTATCGCATCTGCACGATAACCAAAGTTCTTTTTCATCATCTTTGCGTTCTGGCTACTGTCTTTTGTGAGATCAAGAGACTTCATAATCTCATCTCGTATCTCTTTTGCAGTAGAACCACTACGGGCCATGCCCACTAATTGCTGCGCACGTTGATCCGCAATGATCTTACCGTCTATGCCCGTCTTTTGAATAGGAGCTTTAAAGTGATCTGATTTAAATACACCAATCAATCCATCGTCATCTAGGTCTTTGTCAGGATCAAGCTGACCGTTGTAGAACGTCTGGTAGTTGCGCTTGAGAACTTTGTTGGAGCGCAGCAAACGGGATACCGCATCAGCCTTACCGCTAATCGCTGCAAGATAGTCGTGTTGCCCATGACCGCCTACTCCGTATTCGGAAATCATATCTAATCTATGCTCTACGTTATCAGCGTATTTAGTCATTACGATTAGAAGATCGTTCTCTAAGAACTTAGATAAGTTATGTGGGCTTTTAGGATTAACGAAATCTGTGTACTTGTCTAAACGTAGAAGGCGCTGGAAGTCAGCATTGTCCGCAGTCTTACGAGAGTAAACTTGCATAGGGTCGCCCGTAAGCACCCCGTCCTCTGCAACTAATTTAGTAAACACAGAGTTAGCTTTTGCTAGTGCTTTCTTGGGAGCTAAGGCTACGCCTTCACGATCCAAGTGTTCAGCCATAAAGTACTGAGACAAGCTACGCTTAAAGCCTTCCTCGTCTGCTTCCATCAAATCTCTTCGCCATATCTGAGGGAAGTAATTTTCTCTGATGTCACCGATTTGTACGCCAGCTTCCGTCAGACGGCTATGAGCTTGTTCGAAGTATGATTTTACATCGTTAAAAACTTCTCGTTCTTTTGGTCTTAACTTAGATACCAAGTCATTCTCACGTAACGCATCTGTTATACGTCTGTGTGAATTAGGTTGATTGATACGTGTCTGGGGCTTGAAGCCCATAGCACCACCAACAAACTTTTGGGTGGCATCCGCCATCTGCACTGGGCCTTGCTGAACATACCTTTCAATCATCGAAGCAGTTCTGCCATTTTTATCTGGCAACCTGTGGAGCTTGCGTGTCAAGGGTACAAGAAAGCTACCCATCTTTGCGTTGACGCGCTCAAAGTGACCACCCGAACCGTCCTCTGGCTCCGCAAACTTTGCTAAGAAATTCATCCCAGCAGTTCGCATAATGCCTGAGTTTGTCCGCATTGTCATAATGTGTCCAACCTTGTTCAGCTTTACTACGTCATCGTCCGTAATCTTCTGCCCTTTGCCCATCTTAACTATAGTGTTTAGAGCAGCACTTGGTATGCCATTATCTTCAAGGCGGCGAGCTGCGCGTAGTCTAGCTTTCCAAGCGTCTGCTCCACCATCTTTCTGCAATGCTTCTACGTATGAAACCGATGGAGCGTCCGCAGCCATAAATGACTTTGGTGAAGGTAGGTTCATGTTGTCAAACATAGGGTCGTTAATTTTCTTTACACGATCTGAGTTCAATACAATCGTGGAATTTACCCCTCTGCTGACCGCAGCCATGTATTCATCGCTGATTTCGTACATAAAGCCATCACCGATCCGCGCACCCTGCATAGGCTCGTATCTTTTTCCCAAAGGATTGTTGGCTTTCTGCCACTGCTGAGTACCGTAAAGCTGAAAATCAATACCTTCTATTCTACCCTTGTCTAATTCTTTTTGCCGTATATTTTCTACGTTGCTTATTTTTCCACCACGCTTTATGGGAACAGCTATTGTAGAGAAACCACTGCCGTATTCTCTAGTCGGAGTTCCCAGAAGTTCATTAGTACCCGTAAAGAACGCCATTGTTCTGTCGTATTCTGTATTTGGTCTGCGTCCCATAGACGTACCTTCGGCGTAATAATATCTTGCTTGCCCAGAAGGATTTTTAACAGTGAACGTAGAAAACCCAGCCTGTTTTAGTTTACGGAATAACTCTCTCTCTACGTTCTGCGCTTTGTGAGGCATAGCTTGGGCGACCATACGGTACATACCGTTTAGAATTTCAATTCCTCTTACGGAGGTAACAGCTTCGGTGTCCTGGCTTCCGTATTCGTTCCTAATCCTATTTCTAGGCAAGAAGTCTAATAGCCTTACGCTACCATCATTCTTTAGCACCGTATTAAGTCTGTCGCTTACTTCGTCTAAGAACCGTATCCCGTCACTTCCTTTCTCTATATTTACTCGGTCTGGTATAAACAAAGGGTCATCGTCGCGGATAAACACAGGCTTAACAAAGTCTTGCTTGTTGTAACCCGTAGTCTCTCTTAGTTCTTTTTGTAGGCCGTGGATATATACGTTCATCTCACTAAGATATTCGGGAGTTGTTGTCCCATTTTTGCGAGCCGTTTTTAGCTGTTCGTAGGCTTCACTAAGTCCAATTACGTTATGAATACTGTCTTCTAAAATATCTCCAATTTCTGAGTATTCCATATTTGCAGCGTCATCTATTTCTATACGCTCAAGAATAGCATCCATGTTGTAACGTATGCGGCTCGGATCACCTATGGCTGTGCTGAAACCACCGTTGGTCTGCATCACGTACATAGGAGTTGGATTTTTTTGCTTAGTCCAATTACGGATGGCGCGTTTTTTGTGGTCTGCCATAGATGACATTACGTCATCCGAGTAGTCTTTTGCTAAGAAGCTGGGTACTTCGCCATCAATGTACTCCATCGCTGGGGAACCACGCATTTTCTGAGCGTACTCTGTTCCAATATCAAACTGAGATAAAGGATAGAAACGTAAGTTCGCATCGCGGCTTGTTATCATACCACTTAATACGTGGCCTAGACTTTGAATAATTTGATCGACTTGTTCCACAGCATCATTGGATTGTTTAAGATATGCTTCTCCTGCGGTTCGTACAGCTTCCTTTCGAAGATTGGTTTCTTCCTTCCACAACGCAACCTTACCAGTTGTCAGGAAGTCTTGGTTGCTACCAAAGTCCAGTCGATCCATGACCATAGGAATTATAATTTCTTCCATCTGGTAAACGTACTCAGGAATAGAACTAATATCATCTCCGTCAAAATCAGTTAGTTCATTATCCCTTTGTGCAGTTTCTCGACGCACATTTTTCATTGCATCGGCAAGCTCCATTTTAAATGAAGGCTGTATCTGATCCATGACGCCGAATGGATTTTCTTCAAAGCTCGGATTAGACGTAAATCTGTTTTGCCCTCTGTTCATCCGCATCATTACGGATACGAGAGTTTCTATTCCCATACGGACTTTATCGGATGCTGCATCATCGCCCTTGCTGTCGAGCATAGAAGAAACGTATCTAAGTTGCTTCCGTAAATCCTCTATGAGAACTCCGTCATCGCCTACTTCCTTGAGGCTGTTAATGTGCAAGCCCTCTTCAATAAGACGAGTTGTTATAGTTCTAAGTACGTATGTTTTACGATCTTTACGGTGGCTCATGTCCTTGAGGACTTCGGTAGTTATCATATCCAAGTCTGGGTCAATACCTAGATTTTCTTGGTTCGGTAATTTTACCGCCCTCATTTCAGACTTTGTATTTGGAAGGTCTGGTTTTACATTTGGTTTGTAGTTTACAAAACCTCTGCGTGTCGCAAGCTCGGCTAAAGCTAAGAAGTACGCTGGTTTATTGTTGTCAACCGTCAGCATCTTTGTCATCAGAGCAGCTAGATCTGCTGTCTCTACCCCTGAGTATGGGCGGTTGGACGCATCAATGGGTGGCACGAAGTTCTTGTTTGTGAAGTCAGCAAGAGCTTGCTTGGCAGCTTTAAACTTCTTTGTTCCTTTAGCGCGAGCATAGGTCTGCACCAATTCCGCACCCGTTGCCTCTGCGTGACTTAGCCCAGCATCGTTAAAGTCGAACACTCCGTTTTCGTTTACGTCTTTATCCAAGTCCGCCAATGCTCTTGTAGCTCTAGCGGCATTTTGTTTTTGTACGCTGTTTACTTTAGCTTTCGTTTTCTTGAAAGCACGCGCACGGTTGATAGTTTCCATACCGATGACTGCACGTAAACCAAGGAAGTCTGGTGTCGGCATGTACGACATCATGTCTCCGTACTCGACATCTTGGAACTGGTTATTAAGACGTTCTTTAACTTCCGTCAGAAGATCTTTTAATTCTTCTTCGTAGAATACTTTTACGTTTTCGACAGTGTTTCCACCAATTACTTGCCTTACTTCTTGACCGCCTGCCAACGCTTTCGATACGTCAGCTTTACCCATATCTTCGCGGTCTATCATAGACGATAATTTTCTAGCAGCTTGTACCATTTTACTCGGAAGTTTTTTACCAAGCACCTTGAAAGACCCAGAAGTTCTTACTGCCTCACCTTGCCTACGTGCTATTGGCTCTGCTTGCGGCTTGGTAATGCCCATAGAAAACAATACTTCTTGAAGTTCCTTAACTTCGGCGGCTACTAATTCTGGGCTACCCGTATTTATTGCATCCTTGAGGGCTAACTCATTGTTGTGAACTTGGCGGTATCTGTTTTCAATTATCCTGCCTTTTCTTGATTTTGCTTCGACTGGATTGAGGTAGTGACGGTAAACGTAGTCCTGCTTATCCTGCGTCAACTGGTTAAATAAACCCTCCAAGTCTTCGTCAAAAATATCTTTACCCCGTATCTTTGCGTATAGCTTTTTAATGAGGCCATACATTTTGTCCATAAATCCTTTGTGACGTTCAAAGAACTCAGTTTCACCAACGTCTATTCCCTTGCGGTGAATTGCAAACATTGCGAATTGATTGGCCCAAAGCTCTTGTGGTGTCTGGTCTTGAAGGACGTGACCAATCAAATCACCATCGTCTTGACCGGCTCTTATCATTGGGGTCAATTCGTCTAAGGCTGTGCTGGCTCTTGCTTTTGTAGTTCCGCTATCGTTTGCATACTTCTGAGACATTATAGACCAGAACTCACGCTTCATCTCTGAGGTTGCTAGGTTGTCCCATGCCCAGTGGCCTAACTCATGCGCCAAGGATAGGTTAAAGGTTATTGTGCCTTCCCTGTCTGCTACGTGAACTTCGTTTGTTCGAGGGTCGTAGCTTCCGTAGGTTTGTTTATCTTGGTTGAACTTAAAGACTGGAGCTTTCTTGTTGGTAGATACAAGATCAAGTAGCTCGTCGGCTACGTCTTGTTCAGCCTTACTAATATCTTTTGTAATATACCGTAGATCTTTTCTGGCTTGCTCTAATTTTACCGTTGGTTTTTCAAATCCGTTAGGAGCTAAACGGTATCTTAAAGCCTCCAAGTTAGCTAAAACCTGCAAGCGTTCTTGAATTGGGATTTGTTTACCAGTCACCTTAGATGAAAACGTAAATGGAGCGACTTCATACGTTCTCATAATTTCACTTAAAATAGGCAAAGAGTATTCTGTATTGTTTGTTTTGTTTCTGTCAAACCACTCATTATATCGTGCAGCTTGCTTTGTGTCTTTCCCCACGCCACTCGCTCCAACTTCGTCAAGAATTTTGAATAGGAAAGCAGCTTCGTTAAACTCTAGGTCATCCACCGTAAACTTAGTTGCCATTGCCTCGGACGGAGACAAAGCGAACTTACGGGGTACGTAAGTTTCACCGTCACGGTCTACGCCCATTTCAACACGTTCGCCTAGATTATTATTTTCATCCAGTGGTCTGAATACGTCTTCAATTCTTTGCCTGTCAGACTTAAAGAAGCGAGCTTCATCTGGAAGGTATCCGATAACAAAATCTTTTATATCAGCAGTTCCACTGCCAGAAGCGCCACGCAGAAGTTCGTTTACGTTGTGGCCTTTTTCAAGCTGATTGTCCGTAAGTATTCGTGGAAGAACATTTCCAGCAGCTTCCGATGGCGTACCCAATACATTTCTAGGTATGAGAGCCAATACCATTTCTCTCGGATCGGCACTGGAATTACCACCGCTAGTCGGTGGTACGTCTGGAATGCGTGTTGGCTTTGATTTTTTCTTAGCTTTTGGTTTCGCAGTCGTGCTTTCGAGTTGATCTATAAGCGCGGCTTTTTCTTCTAGCGGTATATCCCTTCCCAAAATGTCATCAGTCATTTGGGTTAATTGGGCTGAGTTGCGCTCAATAGATTGAACGCCCTCTTTTTGTGTTGTTCTAAGTTTGTCGAGAGCTTCGTTTAAACCCTTGAGAGTACCAAAAGTGCTAAACTTATCACCTTCATTTGTCCTAAAGATTACTAAGTAACCAGTTTCCAAACCAGCTTCTTTAAACGTAGGCTTTCCTTCTAAGTCAGGAACTCTAGCGTTTCTTGCTGGCTTGTATGTAACGAACTCATCCGTAGCAGGTCGCGCAACTTCTTTGGAAAGTCTTTCTTTAAGGTTATCAAGTCTAGCTTGACCTTCTTTCTTTAAGTTGCCGCTTTTGTTTTTAGCTTTTTGTTTCTCAAGTTTATCTATGGCTTTCTTGAGAGAGTTAATATTGGCTGCACGTTCGTTGAGTTGAAGCTCTGCAACAGCCTTGTCTTTAGAAAGAGTAGATATACGAGGCACATCGGAAGCGCTTATAAATCCTCTACCTTGATCGTCAGTGTAACCACCCTTTACGATAGCTTGGATTTTTCCGCGCCACTCCATCGCACCAGACTTACGATCTGGCTCTAATCGGTATGTGATCCCAGAATTTTTCTCCATCTTCATCGCTTCTTCGATCTTGCCTGATGCAGAGCGAAGGTTGCGACCTTGTGTATTTGGGAGTGTTGGGTCTATTCCATCTCTTATCTTTGTGTCGATCATCTGCTTAACAATACGACGAACATCCTGACCGTATCTTTCGTCGGTAGAGATAGCGTTTATGATACGCGCTAATTCTGCGTCTGGGTCACTGGCCCTAGATACCATTTGAACAGTTGCGTCATAAATAACGCGAGCGTTTTGTACAGCAGTTCCCCATTCGCCCTCATAATTCTCTTGAGCGACTGCGGCATCTCTAATCTTTTTACGTTCCGCACCAGTTAATTCTGTTTCATCCTTAGCCCGAAGTGCAGCAAGCTCTTCGTCGGAATACACGGTATCTTCAAACGCTTCTTTGGCTGCATTACGAAACTTTTTCTTTGCGCCCCTACCCAAGAAACCTTCGTAGTTTACCGTCAACTCTTTGTTGTTGACCATTGTAGAAATCATAGCCTCACCCTGTTCTTGGGTAAGACCGAATTCTTTAAAAATACTTTCGTATTTCTCTTCTGTCTCGTCGTCTAAATAGTTCCAATCTATTTCTTCTTCGTTGCCATCGGCATCGCTTAGAATTTTATTAGCTTCCGCTTTTGCTAACTCAGTTTCACGGTAGTCGTTAAATTCCTCAAGTTCTTCTGGCGTAATGTCTAGCTCACCAATACGAACAAGTAAGTCTAAGTCCTCTTTAGTTTTTGGAACCCTTAACTCCACGCCCTCTGGATTAGTTTCAGTCATTTTATCAAGACGTTTTTTGTCTGCTTTAGATAACTTCGCCTCGGCTTCTGGCTTGGCAACTGGTGTATCTTTGGAGCTAAGAGCGTCCTTCTTGGTAGCAGGCTTGAAGTCTTCTGGCTTTGCTCCTGCGGACTTTTTCATTTCCGTGTGTATGGCCCTGACTAAAGCCTGCGGCTTGCCAGCTAATTTTCCTGTCTCAGACAGTTTGAACTTACCTGCGTTTATAAGATCAAGAATATCTTGCTCAGTTATTACTGCGCCTTTTTCCTTGGTTCGATCCAAGACAGCTTTTTCTTGAGCGTCAGTGCTAAATATTTTTTTGTTGAGGCTATTAACCTTTCGCTTGGGCGTATCGCCTTCTGCTTCTATTGCAGCCTTTGTCTCTAAAGCAGAGGTTGGTTTCAGTGATGCTTGGGCAGAACTTTTTGCTTTAACTTTAGGCAGTTCTTTAGCGGTGGTTTTAGCTGCGCCTTCTTGAGCGTCTACCTTTGCTTTATTTTTCTTTTCAGTCGCTACCTTTTTGCGTGTCTGTCTCTTAGACATCTGCTTTGGTGCTGGCTCTGGTGGTATATCCAAGTGACGCGCAGCTTGTAGCTCGGCAGCTAGAGCGCGGATCTCAGTTATCTCATCGTTAAGGACGTTGATCTCAGAAGATACTTCTTGCTGCTTTGCTGTGTCTACATTGCCCTCTGCATCGTAAACGCTGTTGTAAAGTTTTTCGACTTTAGCTTGCTTTTCTACAACTGATCTCTCAAAGCCAGTTACCTCGGCAGTCGATTGACGAATGTTAGATATTTCTTGCTCGGCTTCACGAAGAAGCTCTTTCGCAGTTTCAATATCTTCTGCTTCTGGATTTTCAATAATCTTTGCTTGCGCGTCTGCTTCTGCCTCAAGGTCTGTCAGACGTTTGCGCGTGTTAATCGCAAGCTGAGAATTACCATTTATCCAGTCGGCATTTATCAGGGAAGAAAAATCTGCGTTTTCTGGATCGGCAACCATAGCTGCCATTGTGTTGTCAGCCGCAGCCGTATTCGCTGCCCTACCGTAACGACCGATACCGCCGCCTATAGCGCCACCTAACGCACCACCAAGTGTTGTTCCAAGCGCACCAGCAGCAAGCACCTCACCGCCGCTTATATCGTCGCGCAGGCCCATTTCTTTCTGCACGCCTTGTTGCGCTGCGTTGAACCCAGCTTCTATTCCGCCAGAGGCAATACCTTCTGTTATCGCACCCTGCTTTGCACCAGCCACAGTAGCCGCCTTGCGAACCTCAGAAGCAGACTTCCCAGCGCGTGACGCAAGCGTTGCTGCTTTTGCTGCTTTCGCCCCAGCACCATATCCGCCAAGAACATTAATTGGATCAAGGATAGCGGCAGCTCCGTAATCGAGCGCCTTTTCCATAAATGTTCCGCGAGAGGGAGCGTTTGTCCAGGCTCTTGCTAATCTGGTAAGAAGTTCTTTGTCCGAACCTGCTCTGGAATACTCGTTGATATTCCCAAGCATGGAGATAGTGTTTGTATCACTCCACCGATTGTCTGAATACCAATCGTCTAACATGTCTTCCGTCGAACCGAAGCTCTCGCCTCTGGTCGTATAGTAAGTATTTAAATCTCTAAGGAATTGACCGTTGTTTAAGAGACTGCTGCCGCTTAAACTTGAATAGTCTTCTATGTCTTGAAGTTGGTTATCATCTGCTGCTTGTAACGCGTCATACTCTGCATAAATATCAGATAAAGATCGTGCCATGTCAGGTTCTCCAGTTTACCTAAGAGAACTTTAAAGTTTTGTGATTTCAGGATCGTCCTACCTGTTAGTCAGTGTATTTCTTAAAATTACATTCTGCTGATAAGGTAGCTGTTCCATAATTTCTGGGTTGCCCAGCGTTAGGCTTATAGCATCGTTAAAATATTGTTCGGCTTCGGCTCTGCTTATCCTACCATAACCAGAAACGCCTGCCGTTCCGCTTCGACCACTATCGTCAAATCTTAAACCGTTCATGTAATCGGTTTTTGCATTTGCTATGTGTTCCTGCATGCCATTGCCAGTCTTGTTTACTTGTAGGAAGTCAGATACCCGCTCTGTTAAGTATGTAGTTATTGCGTTCAATTCAAACTTTGCTCCTTGGTCATTTCCGTAAGCGTTTAATATGTCAGATGCCGCTATACTTGGAAGCTCAGGGTTGGAGTTATTAAGCTCTGTCAGTGCGCCCGTTATCTCTCTATTTACGGGTATTAAATTTTGCAGTCTTTTTTCAAGTTCTATTTTCTTTTTGATAATATTATCAAACACGATCTGAGTACCAATTTGATTGCCATATTCGTCTACAGTAGAAGTGCGCTGCGCTGAATAAAAAGTTTTACTATTTAACTGAGCATCTAGTAATGCTAAATTCTCTCTCGTTTCCCTAATAACAGTATCAACGGCAAAATTTTTCTTCATTAATTCGCCATGCAAGCCACTTTTCAGTTCCCCAAACTCTAAGTGAGCAGAGGTTAAATTCATATCCAATGGATTAAGCGAACTATCATACTGCTGTCCGCCACGAGTTTGTGTCTTAATGCGGTCTGTTAATTTAAATACTTTATCTCTTATCCCAGCAGTATCGTTTACAACTTCGTCAATTTGAGCAATGCTCGCATCGGCTATCGCATTAAAATTCTTGGACAAAGAAGGAAGCGTACCAATTACCGAACCATCTTCATCTTCAGATATTAGGTTATTTATAGTACTGTAGTATTTTTTCTTGCCAGCATCTTGAGTAAGCCAAGCATTTCCAAAAATTTTATTTTTGCCATACATATTTTTCTTTAGGGGATCTGCAAAGTCTGCAAGACTTGCACCCCTGCCAAACGTATCAACAAGAGTTGTTACATACGTTTTCATACTTTGAGTATTTTCCGTTACAGTTGCGTTGATACTTTTTTCAATGGCTTTAAGGATTGTTGCGTCACTCACTTTAATAGCTTTATCAGGAGTGTCTTGATAAATGTTGGATAAAGCAGAGTTAATAAATGCTTTATTTATGGGTATTCCTAAATCAATAGACATGCTTTGTATTTTTCTTTGCGTGGAAAGCATCTCTCCCGTTAATTCACCAGTTCCTTGTAAGTCGTTTGCATCTAAATTTCTGGCAGCAATCGCTACTTTTAAACTTTCTTCTAGGTCATCAGACGTAAATACAAAATCTATGCCAGCAGTAAATGCTGCGTTATCCGTTTTTACGTTAGTATCTGTTGTCTCTTCCTCTATTCTGTTAGCTTCTTGTGCTTGCAAAGTTCTATAACTGTCAAAGTTAGCTTCAACGAGTTCGCGTTTAGCTTTCAATTCTGCATCAGAATAAGTGTATTTTGCGTTGCCGCTTATTGAACTATTAAACGCTAGAACCATTTGTTCTGGCGTTATAAAGTCACCGCTATTCATTCTGCCGACTAATCCAGTTACAGTGCTGTCTAGGTTGGACGCTTTTTCTTTTACATATTGATCTATAATAGCCTGCACACGCTCTTCTCTAGGAATAAAAACATCTTTATCTAAGCGTCCTGTCGCATCTAACAAACCATACAAACCTGTTTTCATACCAGCTTTAATTTTTTCAACGTCTTCGGGACTTTTAGCTTGCAGAATTTGTCTTTCATAATCAGCTATAGCTGCTGTAACGTCATCATTCCTCGCTCCCGTAGATGCATTATTCTTCAAATCCATCAAAATCATCTGAGCTTCGTTAGACATTTTTGCAGGATCAAGAATACCTTTTTCGTAATTTGCCCAAGCAGCAGGATCAGCGTTGTCATTCTTTACCCATGTGTCTATTGCCCGTACTGCATTTCTTTCTACTAGCACATCGTTGGCTCTAGCCGCAGCAGTTGCAGTTACTTGCAGCGCACGTAATTCGTCCGTTGGTATTTCTGATACCTTTCTGCCTGTGACCAATTCTATTAATTGTTCA